ACCAGCAAAATTTTCAACGCCATTTGCGAATAGTGGAATATTTAATCCTTCAAAAGTTTTGCCACCTATACCTGGTACAATATCTGGCACAGTAAACTGAATAGAATTTATGCTTTTAATAATACCATTTATAGTTTCCTTTACACCGCCTAATATTCCATCTGCAATACCTTTAATAGCAGAAAATACACTATCAAAAATTTTAACAATTCCTTGCCATGCCATTTCCCAATTTCCCGTAAAAACACCAGTAAGAAATGTAATAATGCCTTCCAACACTCCGAGAAAACCTGTTATAATTGCTGCTGTTACATTAATAGTTGCTACTACTGTACCGACTAATACATTAGCCGCAATAATAAAAGCTCCCACCAATACTCCACCAAAAATACTTGCTACAATCTGCAATACAGCAATTAATGGTTCAAATGCTCCCTGCCCATTTATTGCCATAGTAAAAATATTATCCAAAGCTACAAGTGCTGGAGAAATAGCAATTTTTAATTTTGGTATAACATTCATTAAACTGTCCCATGCAGGTTTTATTTTATTCCATGCACCAATTAAAGCTGTTTCAATACGTTTCCATAAGCTTATAAAATATGGACCAACCATATCCCAATTTTTATAAATAAGGTACGCTGCTCCTGCTATAGCAATTAAAGCAATTCCTAAAGGAGTTAATGCAAAAGCAAAGCTTGCCTTAACTAAGCCAAAAATACTTTTTGTTGCCTTTCCTATACCATTTGCAAAACTTTCCATTGCCTTACTCATATAAAAAGTTCTATACATTCTTAATAAAGATTCTGTTGCCAAAATTGCTGATGTTCTAATTTTCTGTAATCGTGTTATTACTGTAGTTTTTATAAAAGAAATAGGATTTTTAGGCATTGCATTTACTATTGCTGTTGTAATATCAGCCCATTTTAAAGCACGTATTTTATCATACTCACTTTTTATTTTTGTAGAAATATTTGTAAAAACAGGTAAAGAATTCCCATTTTGAGTAGTTTTTAATGCAATTACAGTATCTTTTAAGGTTTTATAAGCATTGGCTGTATTTAAAACAGCAAATTGTAAAGCCTTATTGTGTATACTTCCACCCATTGCAGCTCTACCTATATCGCCATAAAGTTTTACAATACCGCCACCAATACTTATAACTTTGCCTGTTGCCAGCATAAAACCAGTAAATGCTACTATACCCATCAAAATATTGCCAATTAATAACTTGGTTTTGGGTGTAAGTTCATTTATCATATCTGCAAAACTGCCAATAGAATCTGTTACAGCCTTAATTTGTGGAGTCAATACACTACCAAAATTAATAGCAAGACTTTCAAGACTCCCTAACATACCATCAATACTATTTTTAAGTGTACCTTTCATTACTTCAAATTGAGCCTGTGAAGAACCTGTAGCACTATCCATAGCATTTTGAAGTGCTTGATATTCTTCTGGGGCTGTTTTTACAAGTGCTAAAAGTCCACTGTATGCTTCTTCACCCGCTAGTGCTTTAGCATAAGCTACCTGTTCCGTATTAGAAAGGTTTAATATTTTACCTCGCAATTGTTCCACAATTGGTTGTAATCCAAGGAAATTACCCGATGCGTCTTTTACCTGTAGTCCAAGTGCTTCAATAGCTTCTGCTGCTGGTTTTGGTGGTTCTGAAAGTCTAGAAAATACCGAACGAAGTGAAGTACCGATTGTACTTGCTTCTATACCATTATTTTTCATTATTGCCATTGCAGTAGCTAATTGTTCTATACTTACATTTAAAGTTGCTGCTGGCGCTCCTGCATACTGCATAGCTAAACCAAAATCTGCCATTCCAAGACTGGATTTATTAGATGCCATTTGTACAACGTCTGCAACCCTCATGGCATTTTGTGCTATATCACCTTGTTTTAGATTCCAAATATTAAGGGCATTACTAGCAACATCGGAGGTTGTGGCTAGGTCCTCTCCACTAGCTACTGCTGCTGTTATTACAGACGGCATAACACCAACAACCTGATTAGCATCATAACCTGCCGCTGCTAATCTGTCCATACCTTCTGCTGCTTGCGTGGCACTTATTGGAAAATTTGCGCCAAACTGACTTGCCTTCTGGCGCATCATTTCCATTTCTTCTGCTGTTGCTCCAGCTTTTGCCGCTGCTCCAGTTATAATGCTATCAAAATCAATAAATGCACGACCTCCTGCTGCACCAATTGCTGTAATTCCAGCTGCAATTGGTAACATACTCTCACCGACACTACTAAATCCATCACCAATACGTTGAATATCTCTACCCATACGTTGATGAGCACGTGCTGTACGTTCCATTTCATTTTGAACACGTACAAGAGGGGAGGTCATCATATCTATTAACCTTAAAGTTACATCAATTTGTGTTGCCATTTTATCCCCTCATTTTTTTTATTTCTTCTTTTATATCTTTTTGTTCTTGCCTTATAAAAGCTTCAATAATGGTTCTTTCACCATTGCCCATATTAAAAAAATCTAATGGCTTCCAATGATGTTTTCTATAAAGCCAATACATCATATTTGTGTTGCCATCAGATTTTATTAGTTTTTTATTTCTTCAATATTTTTTTGTTTTTCTTCTTCACTGTAGCCAGATAATGCACTTATTTTATTTGCTATATCTGTAATTTCACCAGCTAAAAACAATTTTTCATACATATCAAACGGAGTAGTTGCATTAAACTTTTTAAGTAAATTAGTATCTGCCAAATTTGGTTCTTTTATTCCTTCATTTAATGTAAGCATTTGCATTTTATATAAATCTATATTTTTACTTTTTCCCTTTATATTAATAGCTGTTGTTTGAATTTCAGAATATCTTTTAGCTGGAATAGATTTTAAGGTAAGTACAAATTTTTCTCCCAAAACTTTACTTAATCTTTCAACTTCATATTCTTCTGTTTTTTCCGCCAATACTTCATTTA